CTTGGAGAGCTTCCGATCAAAACTTACTACACTTTACTAAACCAATCTATTTTTTCGACCGTTCATCATTTAAACTACTTTGAATTCTCGGAACCAGAGATTGGACAAACCGCACAGCCGGCCGCACTAAACCGTATTAGAAGCATTGCAATACTCAATATGGAAAATCTTGAAGAAAAGTGGCTTTTTAACCTTGACAGCCCCCGCGAACTGTGTTATTATATATGTATAAACGAAGAAAGATTAGCAAGCGAAGGCGGCTTGCACAAGAAATTGGTGGATATGCTCAAAGACAGACCGACTAATGCATTTAGAAAGTTATCTTATGCCATTTATGAAACCGAACATGAAGATTTTGGGTTCTGCGTTGCCCACACAAACGTAGTACAAGAACAAAAAACACTTGACTCATAAAGTTGAGTGTGTTATACTTTATTCACAAAAGGAGAAAATGAATAATGTCAATTGATATGGAGCTTATGCGCCGCAAGCTCTCAACTTTGCGCGGTGACAACAAGGGTGATTCCAGTTCTGTTTGGTTCAAGCCAGACGAGGGCGATACGGATATTCGTATTGTTCCTACCCGGGACGGAGATCCTTTGAAGGAAATGTTTTTCCACTATAATGTTGGGGATCACAGGGGCGGAGTCCCTTGTCCCAAACGAAACTTTGGAGAACAATGTCCGATTTGCGAATTCGCTTCCTCGCTTTGGCGAGAAGGCAGCGACAACAACGACGAGGAAAGCAAGACACTTGCAAAGTCACTCTTTGTACGCACTCGCTACTTCAGCCCCGTAGTTGTTCGTGGCCGAGAGGAAGAGGGCATTAAGGTATACGGCTACGGTAAGACCGCATACGAATTGCTCCTCGGCTACATTCTGGATCCAGAGTATGGTGACGTCACCGATATTCAGGAGGGCACAGATATTACTCTTACCTACACCAAGCCCACCAAGCCCGGTGCATACCCCCAGACGAGCCTGAAAATGCGCCGTAATACCTCAACGCTACTTGAGGATGCCGAAGCCATCCCTGCCCTCCTTGATGGTATTCCGGACTTTGATACTCTTTTCGAGCGTCTTAGTGCGGAGCAGGTAGGCGCTATTCTCGATGAGCAACTTGCCGGAGACGGATCCGCCGAGTCGCGTTCTCACGAGACTGCCAAGTACAAGAGCACAGAAACAACTGATGTAGACCGTGCATTCAATGAACTGGTAGCAGGCTAGGCTCGCCCCGCTGGCAGACCGGGAAACGTCTGCCACCTTTTTAAATAGTTGTCTAACAACTGATTCTATACTTGTGTCTATCAATAATATTAAAGGAACCTTATGAGCACCAAACAACAGAAGAAAGATCGCGCAACATTGATTGAACTAGCATGTGCTATTCAAAGTCGCGAGATTATCACCGATACCCAGAACCGTTTTCACGGAAAAGCTTCGGAAGAAACAAATCCCATTTCGGATTTTTACCACCCAGATCTTGCTTCGCATGAGAAGCTAGCAGATACGGCGAGATATCGTTTAGATCAGGTACGTATCCAAGAGGTAGGATCAGAAAAATACCCCCAGCTATATCAATCTATTTTGAGTGTGGGCATTAAGAATGATGTTATTGTGCTTAAGAATTTTGACGAGTCCCCCTACGAGGGTGACGCAATTGATGGATGTACGCGCACCGTATTGGCTGGCGAAGCAGAAAGGGGCAATCCGAATACTTCTTCGATTGATGTCCCCACAATTTTTATCACAGATCGGACGCTGGTGAAACTCATTCGGCGCAAGAAGAAGTTCTTCCAGAACTTACTTAATGACCACTTGCCTTGTGATTCTGCAAGCAAGGCCGACACCATGCTCTATATTAAAGAACAAATTAGTAGAGAGCCAGAACCAGAGACAGAGGAATTCCGAGCAGATCTGCAAGACGATGTATACGAGATGGTTCAAAACAATCGTAAACCAGCCACTGTTAAGGATTGGATTTCAGAGGCATATGCCGACATCGAAGCTAACCAGAACGGTATCCAGTCGTGGAGAGTCCAAAGTGATCGTCATCAGACTATTCGTCGTCAACTGGAACTTAGTAAGATCCGGAACATTCGAGATGGATGGAAAAGTGACCATGGATTGGCTCACAAAAACTATAAGATCTATAGTGTTCGTTGCGATCAAGGAAACATTGAAAAGTCAGCCGGCACCGAGCAGGTTCGAAAGGGAGAAGGCACCGACACCCGGCCCTCTATTTTAATTGTTCACACGACAGCGACCAAACCGACGAAAATTCTAGAGTCTCAGCAGAAGGTTTTTAATAAAGTGTCCTTTATGGACGCTCAACATATCACCGGTCAACAGTTTGACTATGTTTTCATGCTGGGACAGGTCAAGTTAGTTAACGTTGGGGACCTTCTTACCCAAGACGATGTGTTCCGATGTCCTAAACTAGAAGTTGTGGAATCGGACGTTTAAATGAAGACCCCGTTGCGATACCCCGGCGGTAAAAGTCGGGCGGTCAAAACGTTAATGGAATTCGTCCCCGAAGACTGTGGGGAGCTTTGCTCCCCCTTTCTTGGAGGTGGTTCGTTTGAATTGGCGCTAGCCGAGCGCGGCATTCGAGTGTATGGATATGATTTATTCAGACCGCTGGTTTGGTTTTGGCGCGCCCTCCTAGCGGAACCATTGCGCATAGCAAATGAATCTGACAAGCTGCGGACGGGGCCCAATCAATATGAACACAAGGGAGAATTAGTGTGGGGCAGGGGCTTACTGCGTCAAGATTTCGAGCGCATCCGAGAAGAACTCCGACAAGCTATTCGCTACCCCGGCAATTATAATTATGCAAACGCAGCCAAGTTTTATGCTATTAATCGTAGCAGCTTTTCGGGAGCAACATTTAGCGGAGGATGGTCGGAGCGCGCCTCATATGCACGGTTTACTGATACCTCCATTGAACGCCTACATAACTTTAATGAACCCAACCTAACAGTTGAACAAAAAGATTTTAAGCAATCAATCCCAGCGCACCCCGACGCATTACTATATCTAGATCCACCCTACATGCTAGGCGCCGACAAAGATAAGCTTTATGGAGATAAGGGAAACACTCATTTTGGTTTTGATCATCATGGTCTATATGATATAATCTCTCAACGATCCAACTGGATATTATCTTATAACGATTGCGCAGAGATTCGAGAATTGTATAAAGATTATAATATCGTAGAAGCCAAGTGGGCCATGGGAATGAAGAACGTTAAATCGAAAACACAAACAGAAAAGAAAAAGATGGGGAATTCATCAGAAATTATTATTACATGCTTGCCATAACCATGTAAGTGTGTTATAATATAATATATAAGGAGAGGCACTATGCCGAGAAAGGCAAAACAACCGAAAGCAGGTCGAGTATCCATGCGGGAACTCATGACTCTAGTAAACAAGAAAGCCGGCCGCAATGTCGCCCATGATCTAACGGGGGCGAACCCCACCGAAGTCAAGGAGTGGATCCCCACAGGATCGCGCTGGCTTGACAGTATTATATGTAAAGGACATATTGGCGGTATCCCTGTTGGCAAAACCACAGAGATCGCAGGACTCACGTCCACGGGCAAATCTTATATGGCTGCACAGATCGCAGCTAACGCCCAGAAACAGGGTAAGCTCGTTGTATATTTTGATTCCGAGTCTGCCATCGACCCTGCTTTTTTGGAGGCAGCAGGATGCGACCTAGGGCGCTTAATGTATATTCAGGCATCGTCTGTCGAGTTTGTTCTTGAGACAATTGAAGAACTCCTAGGAGCAACCGATGAAAAGTTGCTATTGATCTGGGACTCTCTCGCATTTACGCCGGCCGTTTCGGATGTTGAAGGCGACTTTAATCCTCAATCCTCGATGGCAATGAAGGCGCGCATTCTTGCGAAGGGGATGTCAAAGCTGACTCTTCCTATTGCAGACAAGCAAGCAACCTTCTTGGTTCTTAATCAGCTTAAGACTAATATCACCAGCGGACCCATGGCCCATATCACAGCTATGACTACGCCTTACATGACACCGGGAGGTAAAGCCATGCACTACTCTTATTCATTACGAATCTGGCTCACCGGCCGCAAAGCCAAGAGTGCCTTTGTAACCGATGATAAAGGTTTCCGTATTGGATCGGAAATTAAAGTTCGACTGGAAAAGTCTCGCTTTGGTACCCAAGGAAGAAATTGTGCTTTCCGTATTATGTGGGGAAGCGATGAGGTAGGCATCCGCGATGAAGAAAGCTGGTTTGATGCCATTAAGAGTTCTGAATACCTTACTGCAAAAGGTGCATGGTATACTCTAGAAACTCCCGATGGATACTCTAAGAAGTTCCAGCCGTCAAAGTGGACCGAGATTGTTAAATCAGATAATGAATTTAAAGAGCACGTCCTACGTCTGATGGATGAAGAAGTGATTCAACGATTTGATCGCCGTGATGGAGATGCTGCAGATTTTTATGATGAAGAAGAACAGGAGATTTCAAATGAATAAGATTATAATTGCAACTATTGGGTTGTTGAGTAGTGCTTGTGTAGTACGCGCCCATCCTCATCCGCCACCTCCGCCTGCGCCGCATGCGGTTCATCGACCGCTCCCCCCTCGTCCAGTACCACGAGTGCACCACCCTCAACCTGTAAAGGTACAGGCTTGGGTTTGGGTAAGTGGTCACCATGGCCACCGCGGCGCATGGGTACACGGATATTGGGAGCGACGTACTGTTTCCCGTCATATGATTAACCGGTATCCCCATACTTATGTCAGGCATGTGCATGGGCGTGGAAAACCCCGCCCGCCTCCCGGTAGGTATCGTTAGAAAAGCAAAAGATATAACTGTAAACTATTTAAGATATGCAGATGAAACAACTATTAGAAAATTGGAACAGCTATCTCCGAGACAATAGGTGGAAATATCATGTACTTAGTGAAACTGCATTTAGCAGAATAGTAACTGATTATGGCAAGAAAGGTTATATTATTATAACTAGTGATCGCAGCTGCGAAGCAGAGAAAGGCCAGAATTGTTCAGAGGAAGAGGTTATAGATCAAGATAAAGTTAACGCTGAAAATATGAAACAACTTCAGTCGGAGATCCGTTCCGCGGGCTATGGCTACCTCCCCGCCCTTGGTGGCTATAAAGAAGATCTGATCGATCCAGAAACTAAAAAGCCAGCTAGAGACGAGGAAGGTGAGATAATTAAAGTTGACACTGAACGTCCTGAGAACTCTATCATTGTTATGGCACGTCCTGAAAAAGGCCGAGACCACGAAGAACTAAAACAATATGGAATGGAATTGACCGATAAATATAG